CCGCCGAAACGGTTACCGGGCAGCAGGCCGATACCTTGAAGGCCAAAAACTGCAACGTGTTTGTGCGCTACGCCAACGATACCGCCATCATTCAGGAAGGGATCATGGCGAATGGTGACTTCTTCGACGAGCGTCACGGCCTGGACTGGATGCAGAACTACGTGCAGAACAACCTCTGGAATCTGCTTTATACCTCAACCACCAAAATTCCGCAGACCGAAGCCGGTGTAACTCGCCTGGTGACCAACGTGGAGCAGTCCATGGATCAGTCGGTGAATAACGGACTGGTAGCGCCAGGTGTATGGAGTGGTGGCCCCGTAGGTCAGGTTCAGCCAGGCGATACGCTGACGAAAGGCTATTACGTTTACGCCAATCCACTTAGCACTCAGGCACAGGCCGATCGCGAAGCACGTAAGGCACCAGTGATTCAGGTTGCTGCAAAACTGGCTGGCGCGGTTCACTTCGCAGACGTCCTCATTGATGTGGTTCGCTAAGGAGCGAAAATGGCAACTTATTCTTTTCTCGACATTTCCGCTTCGATGACAGGCCCGACCGGGGTTATTGACCTTGGTTATGGCTCTGCCAACTCCGAAGAGGGGATCACGGTCACCATGACCGAGGCCAAAAACACCATGACCATTGGTGCTGATGGCGAAGTGATGCATTCACTTCACGCTGGTAAAGCTGGCACCGTGACGATCACTTTGCTGAAAACCTCTCCGGTGAACAAGAAGCTCTCGCTTGCCTATAACGCGCAAAGCCAGTCATCAGCCACGTGGGGGAACAATGTCATTGTGATCCGTAACTCGGCATCCGGTGATATCTCTACCATCCGTTCCTGTGCATTCCAGAAGCAGCCTGACTTCAACAACGCAAAAGAAGGCGGCACCGTGGCCTGGGTGTTTGATGGTGGCAAGATTGACCAGCTTTTAGGGGAGTTTTAACCGATGGAATTTGATATCAAGGGTAACCAGTACCGCACCTCAAAACTCGGCGTTTTCGAGCAACTGAAGGTATCTCGCAAGCTTCTCCCGGTTCTGGCCGGGATGGTTTCTGAGTTCCGCGAAGTGCAGGGCAAAATTGCCAGCAAGGATACGGAAGGGGCTATGTCCAGCATTCTTCCCAAGATTGCTGATGCAGTATCAAAGCTGAGCGATGAAGACTGTAATGCGATCCTGTTTCCATGCCTGTCGGTAGTGTCTCGTTATCACATGAAGGGCTGGGTGCCGGTGTTCAATCAGGACTCGCTCGCATTTGATGACATCGACCTGTTTACCATGCTGCAACTGGTGGCGCGGGTGGTCGCGGATTCTCTGGGAAATTTTTTGCAAGAACTCCCTACCAGCGAGACGCCAGTCCAGCCTGCGGCATAACCTTCAACAGCATGCCAGGCGGGGAAGATTTCATTCTTCGCCCGGCGCTCTCCTTCCGGCTTGATCAGAAAGACCTCGACAGCGGCGCGGTAGACCTTTGCCGCATCGCCTTACTCAATGACTACCTCGACATGCGCGAGGATAACGAATCCCGTGTAGATAAATGGAGAGCTGCCAATGAGCGCTGATGTCATCAAGGACTATCTGGTCGCGCTGGGCTTTGACATCGATGAGGCCGGAAAGAACAAGTTCGATACCGTTCTGAAAGGGGTCACTGCCAATGTGCTGAAAGTCAGTGCGGCGGTTGAAGGCGCGGCCCTCGCTATCGTTGGTTTCACCACGCAGATTGCCAACGGACTGGATAAAGTTTACTGGGCGTCACAGCGTACCGGTGCCAGCGTACAGGGCATTAAATCTCTGGGCTATGCAGCGTCACAGATGGGCGGTGATGTTCAGGCGGCAACCTCCTCACTCGAGGGGCTGGCGAGTTTCATGCGCAGCAATCCGGGCGCAGAAGGTTTCCTGAATCGCCTCGGCGTGCAGACTCGTGATGCCAGCGGCAAAATGCGGGACACGGCATCGGTATTCACGGGTGTAGGCCAGAAGCTGAACAACATGCCGTACTACCGCGCTAAACAGTATGCGCAGATGCTCGGTATTGATGAAAACACGCTGATGGCTATGCGTCGCGGGCTTGGGCAATTCAGCTCTGAATACGCGCTGACGGCGAAAAGAATCGGATTCAACGCAGAGACAGCAGCTAAACAGTCCAATGTCTTCATGACGTCTATGCGCAGCCTGACGATGACGCTAGGGCAGGCACGGGACAAAATAGGCTCACGGCTTGCTGGCGGACTGGCGGGGAGTATCGATAACCTCCGTAAGCAGCTGCTGGACAACTGGCCCAAAATCGAAGCCATCATCATGAAGGTGATTAAAGGCATCCTGTGGGCTGGCGATGCTATTACTCGCGTTTTGTGGCGCACCAGTCAGGCAGTAAGCGGAGTTGTCGACTGGTTCAAAAAACTGAGTCCCGAGGCAAAGCAGCTTATAGCATTACTTGGTGGCCTGCTGGTGGCCTGGCGGTTGTTGAATTCGGCATTTCTCGCTTCACCGATAGGCATCATCACATCACTTATCATTGCTATTGGGTTGCTGTGGGATGACTACCAGACCTGGAAAGAAGGCGGTAAGAGCCTGATAGACTGGTCGAAGTGGGAGCCTGGCATTGATTACGCCATTAAAAAGATGGAAGAAATTGGTGACCTGCTCGTCTGGTTGTGGGGAAAAGTCAAAGATTTGGGTAAATCGTTTGGTGGCCTGTGGGAGAAACTCTCGCCGCTGATTGACGAGTTTGCAAAACTACTTGGCCTGGACTTCAGCAAGTTCTCCGGTAAATCCTTCTTTGACAGCCTGATTAAGTCCATCACGGATACCATCACGGTACTGGGTAATCTGGTCGATGCTCTCAAGCATGTGATGGATGGCGACTTTAGTGCGGCATATACCTCTCTGAAAAAAGCCGGGGGCATCATTGTTGATAACGCCAAAGATAGTATCGCTGGCGGTATCTACGAAAAGCTCAACAATAAGCTCAATGAGTATTTGCCTGAGTGGATGGGTGGTAGCCCTTCGGAGCCTGAGCAGCACGCGCAATCTGTTAAGCGGCCGCAGGCCAGCGCACAAGTTCCAGAAAATGCAGACACAATTTCTAAACTAGTTCATAACTACGCCAAAAAGTCAGGACAGGAAAATAATCAGGCCCTCTTGGCTTCACTTATACGCGCAACGGGGGTCGACGTAGATAAGAAGCTTCTTACATCAGATATGCGCGATGTACTGAAGGTGCTGCGTGATATTTCACAGAATATCAGTCAACCCGGAAGTACGAGTGCAGCTGAAATTATCAACTCCCCTCAGATTATTGCCGCTGAACAGCCTGTTAAGCGGCCGCAGGCCAGCGCACAAGGAAAAGTCCTGCTCGATTGGATGGGGCCAATGTTTAACAAGCTTGAGTCCCTCTATCGTCTGCCGGAAGGTCTGTTGAAAAGTGTTGCTCTTACTGAATCTGGTGGTAATCAGTTCGCTACATCGGGCGCTGGGGCCAAAGGGTTGTTCCAGTTCATGGATGGAACTGCAAAAGATATGGGGTTGCGTGGTAACGACGTATTCGATCCTGAAAAGTCTGCACAGGCGGCCGCTAAATATCTCAGCCAGTTGTTAAAACAGAATGGCGGGGATTTGAGTAAGGCGCTTGCATCATACAACTGGGGGATCGGGAATGTTCAGCGTTACGGCATGGGCCTGATGCCACAGGAAACGCGGAACTATATCCCGAAGGTAATGAGCAATATGCCTTCCTCCGCGACATCTGCACAAATTCAGCAGCAAAACACATACAACATCTATGGCGGGAATGCTCAGGAAGTTGGCACTGAGGTTGGCAATCGCCAGGAAAGCTCGAATGCCAAAGTTATGCGGCTCAACCAGGTAAGGACTGGCTAATGGATATTTTATCAACATTATTCAGGCTCCAGTCTCGAAGCATTGGCCTGGTGATTCCTGATGTTGTCGTTTCAGAAAAACATTCTGACACCTTGGAAATCACTGAGCACCCCGTAGAGATAGGCGCCGCCGTAAACGACCACGCTTATAAGCGTGCCAGCGAAGTCACTATGGAGTGTGGCTTTGCTGGCGGCGGTTCGCTGCTGGATGTTTTTGATACCCAAACCATAGGGTTTGGCATGCCGCTTAACAGCATGTCACCGAAGGAAGTTTATAAAACCCTTCTTGATACGCAGGAACGGCGTGAGTTGCTCGACGTAGTGACCGGAAAACGCATCTACAAAAACATGCTAATCCGTGCCATCGAGGTGACGACCGACCGCACCAGTGAGAACGTGCTCAACTGCACACTTACTCTTCGGGAAGTGATTCTGAGCAGCACGACACCAATTACAGTAGCGGACAAAAAAAGCATGCAGATGGGCGTGAATACGTCAGCGGTACAAAATGCAGGTGTTAAAACCACAGGCCCGGTAAATCAATCACTGCTTGGTCAGTTTGCAGGTTTTTTTGGAGGCTGATATGCAGGCAATTGAAATCCCTTTAACTCCTGACAATCAGTATTTTCAGGTCATTCTCGGTGGGGTTAATTATTCACTTCGGATTATCTGGCGCGACGTGGCCGGGTGGATCATTGATATTCAGGATAAGACTGG